AACCCAAAGCCCACTGTGTCTAATTCATCTTGTGTCCTAGTATTTAAATAACTCATTTCGTATGGGTGGAATAGAAGATTATAACTCTTTAAACCGTTCTTTCCGATCTCAACAGTTGGCAAATTAGAATAGAAATCATTTATTTCATTTATATCTAATATATTAAAATAGGATACTGTAGGTATTACCTTTGGCACAACACCTACTTCCCCATTCAATCTCTCAATCATGTCAAGTGTTTTTGGAAACGATGTTCCTCTTATCCACTCATATTTTTTGCCTATGTGATCTAAACTTGCAACCATTTCTATCTTTTTAAATTTCTTAAGTACATCCATAAAACGTTTTGAAATCAAAGAACAATTTGATGTGAACCAAACGGTACAATCTGGGTTGACTTCAGCAAGCCTTTCCAAAATCTTTGCATTGCGTATATCAGCAAATGGTTCGCCACCTTTGATGTGTAATATATGAAGGTTTGGTAATAGCTCCATGATCTTTTCGATATCACTATCGCTTAATCTCATGTTGTTGAAGGATTCATTTCCAAACAAGTGATCTATAGTAGCCCACTTACTGCTGAAATAACTTGAACACATGACGCAAGTTTGATTACACGTATTGCTTGTAGTAAATTCTAAATAGCTTACTGTACCAGTCTCGTATTTAACGAAATCTGGGTTGAGCCATTCGAATGCGTCAGCATGGGTATTGTCTCCTTGCTTAATCCTTTCAGCACAGTTATGACAAGCATCCGTACCCTTTATGCCGTTTTTCTCAAGTGATTTACGTATATGCATATTAAGTTCAGTATATGGAAACTCGTCAGGTTCATTGTTTGTACTGATGTGGTAATCTGGTGAATTCATATCACCAACAATATTGTTCAATTCGTGTTTACCAATCATACAGCACGGCTTTAAAGAACCTTGAGGATCAATTACTAAAGCATGATCAGGCCATTTGCACACACTCATTTTAATCTCTCAATATATTGATTATACATTCTTGCGTTTCTCTCGTCGATGTAACGGTTTTTACATGGTGTTATGTCTGCGTTAAGTAAAAACTCTTTTAACTCAGATAGATACTCTTTAGTTTCTGCTTCTACAGCCCACGGTTCTATGTCTTTGGGCGTTGATGTTCCACCCATTGGTGATAGTATATGATAAGAAAAGGTTAATAGTTTTGAATTACAAAAGGATAGAATATCTGGTAAGGTATAAACGTTATCTTTACTAACAACAAAAGAACACCCAACTTTTGCCACACCATAAGCTTGCAATTCTTCTATATGTTTTAAAACCTTATTTAAATCACCCCTTCTTCTTAAGTCTTTGTATATTTCTGGGTCGATAGAATCTAACGATACTGTGAATGTTGTCTTTGGTCTTTGCGCGAGTTTCCTTGCATAACCGTTTAGAATACTTCCGTTTGTTGTTATCTGTATATTTAAATTTTCTGGATTTTCTTCTTCCACCATTTTTATTATTTTGTGGACAATTGCTTGCGCGAATGGTTCACCACCAGTAAAATTGAGGTTTTCAACTTCGTGTATGATGTCTCTTAATGCTTCAATGAACGCATCAGCTACTTCTGGATCATCGTATATACTTTCAAATCTACTAAGTAGCTGAGGATTTATTTTGTCCATAAACCTCTTATATTCTGAAAATTCCACACCGTTCGGTAGTTTTCTACCTAATTGTTTTTCCATTTCATTTTTTATATCATCGGGCATATCTCTACCCATATCTAACATATGTTGAGTTGAATGATATGGACTACAGAATTTACATTTGAGGTTACAAGTATTTGATAGTTCGAGTTCAATTTCTTTTGGAACTGGATGGTTTAAATCTCGTTCACCACCAACCCAATCAAAGTCTAAGCTACTTGCTGGTTTGTCTTTGTCGCATTGTTCTTTACAGTATCTACACCATTCATGCAAATCTCCAGTTACAGAAGCATCACGAACTTCTTCGAATCCCATATCATTCTGCCAAATATCTCTAAGGCTTTTGCCAGGTTCCCATCTAGCTCTATGCGTGTTCTTATCTAATTCAAATTTCGTTGTATCTTCGTATTCTACTTCAGACCTTGCGATGAACGGACATACTTTAAGTTCACCTCTTTTGTTAATATGAATAGACTGAAAAGGAGCCCAACAGCTTACGTTTCTTTCTACATCAGAAAACGTCTCATCTTCTCTTCTATATTTGTTAATTATATCAACGTACTTCATCTGTAATCCTCTAAATATGGTGCTAACTCATATATGTCTTCGTTGTTCTCACGAGCAACTAAGCAAAAGTCGATCCATTTTATCATTCGTTCTTGTATTAGTTTAATATCATCATCTTCTTGCACTACACTCAATACGTTATTCATTCCAGATAGGTGTAGATTGTCTGTCTCATAATAAGTATCAGAAATTTTATTCCAATCCTTAAGATAATCAAACAACTTGTTTCTACCTTCTTCGATGTGATGCACGTCTAGGTAACATGGACTACAATATTTGGGGAAGGTAACGAGATTAGCCATACTAATTCTATCCACGCCCTCAATATCTTTCCAGTAATCAATAAGTTCTGGCAAATGCATCCAATTATACACAGATACCGTAGATACGATTACAACCTTACGTCCAGAGTGTTCGTGGTATCGCTTAATGTTATTTACTGTTCTTTTAAAGTTACCACCGCGTATCCAATCGTACATTTCGTGGACGCCATCAATACTTGCTTGGATGTGTACCTCATGTATCTTATGTAATATTTCGATAACAGTATTAGTTACGAGTTGCATATTCGTGCATATCTCTACACGACAACTTGGATTAGTCTCAGCTAACTTCTTTAATATCTTGATGTTATTGGGATCAGCGAAAGGTTCACCGCCCTTAATAGTCAGGTGCTGTAAATTAGGTACAATGTCAAGAACCTTATCAACATCAGCCTTGGTCATCTTATATGTTTCAGTATGGAACTTGTGGTTTTCATTGCGCCACGTTAAGCCAGAGTCAATAGCCATTTGCTCATATGGCGACCACTTAGAAGAATATTTTCCAGAACAAGATACACACATTTGATTGCATATGTTGCTTGTAGTAATCTCAAGAAACCTAATAGGAATAACATCAGACGCCAAGTCTTCTTCATATGTTGGAAAGTCAAATCTGTTATATGAGTCAAACCTAGCAATACGCCCTGCATCCCAATGCTTCCAACAAACATTACATTGTTTTGGAAACGATTTTGCTTTGAAATCAGAACGTAGCTTTTCATAGACTTCTCCATTAAAGAAATCAGTAAGATCATCTACATCTTTGATATGAGAAAGCGCTACGTTGTCACCTGCACAACATATAACCATTTCACCAATAGGGTTAATCGTAAGCCCTGTTTCGGGAACCATACATTTCATAATATAATACTCAGTTTAAATAATTGAGTCTAGGATTGCCATAGCCTCTGATATGCGTTTAGCTTTACGAATTGAAGACTTAATCTTTTTATCAGATGCTTTAACTACATCTTGCTCTAATGCCCAAAGCTTAAATTTAAACAATTCTTCTTTGTCTTCATTTACACTAAAGATGAAATCAAATAGTCCGTGGTCAATTTTGTTTGTTTTGACTTTAACATCTTGGTCAAGACTTAAGAGAGTTTTTTCTGTTTTCTGAATTTTCTCTTTGTTCTTTAATTGGGCTACACCTAATTGTTCATTTTCAATTTGAAGTTGTGCTTTCAATTCTTTCATATGCCTCATGCCTAGCATTTCTTCTGCTAAGGCTTGTGCCTGCGTATTAACTAATTCACCAAAAATTCTAGCATGTACTCTTTTATATTCAGAAGTTTGCTCAACAAGCTTTTCTGCATCATAACCTTCAGCAACCAAAGCTTGATAATTTGCATCATTATCATTTACTTCAACCATGTATTTAAGTTTTTCACCGTCTGGATCGTTATCGTAAGACGTATATACAATTTCAATTAAACTGCATTCTTCATTCATATAATACGCCGCGTTGACGTTGCCACTAAATTCTGCCATAATATATTCCTTAGTTAGATAATGCACTCTTTAATGTGTGAGATGCGTTTGTTGCTGGTGTACCGTTTGGAAATTCTTGTGTTCTATAATCTGATGTACTTACGAATCTGGTCGTATAGCCTGAAGCTGAAGAACCGCTTAAATATGTGTCTGCCATTACAGTACCCATTGTATTGCCAGCACCGTTTATGTTATATCTTATCTTTAGATCAGTTCCTACTTCGCCACTTCCGTTAACTACATAGTTTTGTATCATTGGTCCAAATATATCGTCAAACAAAGATAATGACATTTCATCAAAAGAACTATTACTATAATTCCAATACACTGGCATAAACTGAGGAGTGTTAGCCGCTGGTGTAACTTTATGTAAGTAATAGCTATTGATATTTACGGGTTGGTCAAGAGCTTCACCGATACCACCTGAAGTATATGCTGCAGCATTTGCTCTTGTGTCGATAAACACTGGAGTTGCTGATACTAAAGTAGAGCCAGCGACACTGCTTGATGTGGATATATGATAAGCTCCACCTGCTTGAACACTAGGTGATCCGCTTTGTATATATGCAATTGCTGGCTGAATAAAATAATCTATACAGTCTTGATAATCCATAGATTGAAGGTCGCCAGCAGTAGCATTCATGTATATCGGAAATCTATGGAGGTCAGTATCAGTAGGCAATGCGGGCGGTGAACTACTCACTGTTTGACTAATCCGAGCATAGTTTGTACTTATGCTAGAAATGTTTGGTGTATTAGCAGCAGAAGCAAAACCGCCTTGCGCAGAAGTTTGCGATGTACTGGCACCAGCTTGTTGTCTAACTTCTGAAATAGTACCTAAGTTTCCACCAGTATTTACTACACTTAATTCAACCGTGGTATTGAGTGAATACAAATAAGCAATTCTTCTCAAAACTTGATCTTCATACGGGTCAAGTGCCGTAATTGGCATATCGAGCGCAACACCAGCCCCGGTTAAATTGCCCTGTAGTAACCAACCTGCCATTACGCTGGCACGCCGTAAAGACGGAAGGTTTCTGTTCCTGCTGAATCTCGTATGATTAGTTTGTGGTCTGCAGCTCTAACCGCTGCTTGTATTGTTGCTTGCGTTGTACCATCTGTGGTTGCAATGTTTTGTAATTCTAACGCGTTGGTGATCACCGGAGTGGTGCTTACTTTAATTGCCATGTTCATCTCCTTTGCTAAATTGACTAGGCCTTGTTGTATTTATAATAAATAAGTATATTGAAGTCTTTGTTATGCACATCTAAATTATTATAGTGGAGACCACAATGGCTAAGAAAACTATCGATGCTGATGCCGCAGAAGGTATGGACGTCAACGGAGACGGACACATTTCTAAAGCAGAAATGGAAATGCATCTAGAATTTAAACGTAAAGAAATGGAAGATCAAGACGCGCAACGCGATGCTATGCGCAAAATGACTTGGTTTGCTTTATTCGGAATGTTACTATATCCTTTTGCAATCGTTCTAACATCATTCCTTGGTTTAGACGAAGCTGCAGAGATTGTAGGAGATATTGCACCAACTTACTTTATCGCTATCTCAGCTTTAGTTGCAGCATTCTTTGGTGCTGATGCAATAAAGAATAAGAAATAAACATAAAAAATAGGGAGACCAAATGAATGATCTCCCTATTACTCGGTCTTCTAAGAGTGCTTTGGCTGTGTGTTACACCTCTCCACGCTACACTAAGCGTATTCTTTATACTTAACTAAAGCATATAACTCTTCTAAAAGAGATTTGCCGTAGTCAGTAAACAGAATTCCTTTTTCCCAAACAAAATGCTCAACATCTTGTCCGTGATAAAACGTTTCTTGATCAGTAATCCAACGAAGTGCTGTTTTACGATCACCTGCTCCGATTTTAATAACGTCGTTAATACGATCTTCGAAAACTTGAACGTCAGAAGCTTCTTTAGCTTTTGTTTCGATTGCTTGAAGTTCACTAACGCGAGCATACTCGTCCCAAGTTTTTTGCTTTTCAGAAGGAGTACACTTTTCCCACTCGTTCCAAAAAGTTTCACGTGGACGGTAACCGTATACTTCCTTGTGGAAGTCTGAGATTAAATCATCTGAATAAGTAAAAGTCATTTTCATTTCCTTTGTTTATCTTAAGAATCAGTATAACGGTTTTAGAAGGGAAGTAAACGGCTAATTAAGCCGCTACAACCTGCAATTCAGTAACTTCTTCGAAGCCGAATGAAGCTACAACCCAAACGATGTTGTTCTCGTCGATTACGATATCGCCCATTGAAAGTGAAGATTTGCGAGCAAGACGCTCGATGTTCTGCTCTGGACCGATGTTTGAGATTTCAAAAACATGCTCAAGGTCGTTGGCAGTAATGTTAGCTACGTGAGAGTAGTGACCTGCAAAGAAAGCGTCTGCTGCGTTTGCTTGGATATTGTCACCGTTGAAATCCATCATCAACGCCATTTTAGCTTTATAAGCTGGAACATTTTCTTCGTTGTTCACTGCTGCGATTTGTGTATCTGTAAGGCTGATCTGGTGAATTGCGTATTTCATTGTTTTATCTCTCTGTGTTTGTTTCTATAACCTTTATACAGAATCATGAGAGAGATGTAAACGCCTAATTTGAAATTAAATCAAATTAAGCGCTTTTTTATTGTTTATTCTGACATGGTTGTAGGAGTTCCACCGCTTTCGTCAGCCCGAGGCTGAGCTTGAGCGTCAGAAGTAACAGTATTTTGTGCTTCTGAAGTCATAAGAGAATCAGTGCTAATTGTATATCTAGCAGTTCTATCTTCTCCTCGGTCTGTAACATAAATCAAACCTACTAAATTTGTCGTGGTTTCTACAAAATACACTGCTTCGTTAGACGCGTTAGTCTGCCTAAAGTTGTGTGATGTAAATTCAATTTCATTTTGATAATTGTAGTTTACGAATTCGTTGAGTTGATCAACTGTAAAATTTTCCATAATTAATCCTTTTCGTTCGCTTCAGCTATGACCATTTTGTCATATTCGGCTCTGTCCACTACGCCTTCTTCTAAAAGTCTTACACGATTAACTTCGTGCGCTGCCTGTGTATCTTCTTTAGATCCACCGAAATATGGAACACAATGACCTGTTTCAGCCATAATATCAGTAATTAGACGGCCATCTTCTGCAATAAAATCACCAAGGATACGACCGAACTTACCCTTCATATCTTCGCCGTTCTTTGCAATTTGTGTTTTAAGAATGCACGTTTCACCAAGCAATTCTTGTAGTTTATATTTAGCTGCTTTACCAAATAACTTCTCTACTCTGTCGCTTGTACGCGATTCAGGTGTATCGATACCCATAATTCTTACTCTTTCGTCAGCTAATACTACACCGAAACCTAATTCGATGTCGCAATCTACTGTATCTCCATCAACTACTCTGTTGATTTTTGCTCTGTATTCGTACATTGTGAGTCCTTTTTGCTTGTTTAGATCTATTTATTATAAATAATGGTGAGGAGTTATATATGGATTTTTTATCGTTAGTTGGTGATGTTGGATTTCCTATCGCAGGTGCGCTTGCGGCTGGTCTATTTGTATTTATCACTCTTAAGTTTATACTTGCTAGCGTTACTGATACTGTGAATTCCTTGAAAAATATTATGACTGGTTTAGACAATCGAGTCCAGACTATGAATAACGATCTAGTAAAAATTGATGCCCTACTTAGTTATGCTCTAAACGTGAAACCAAACATTGATCGAATTGCAGCTAACGAAGGTAAGGAAGATGCAAGGAGAGACTAAAATGTGGAAAAATTTAATACTTGTTACGTTTAAAAACGGTTTTCGTATTTTGAATAACGCTGATCCAGAAGATAAGTTCTTTGTTATTGATGATGTGAAACTAGAGATTGGTGATGAGTTCAGAGTTGGTCCTAACGGATACTTTGAACATATTGGCAATCCTTCTAAAGAAATGGAAACGAAAGCTCTTTCAGAGTTGGAAACGACATGATGTGGATGGACTATACGATCAACCAAGCAGGCGAAAACTTTACTGTATCTGGCGATTGGCCTGGAGAAGTAATGGGAATGCCAAAGAATGAAGACGGTACACACGCAAAAGAAAGTGTACTTTATAAACCCGGAGATGTTTTTCGTGTAAACGAAGATGGGTGGTTAATTAAGATCTCAGACGCGAGCGGTGCGGCAAGAGGTACAGAGGACTAATATGGAATTTGATTTAGCTCAAGCAATCGGAGAATACGGTTTTCCAATTATAGCCGCGTTAGGCATGGGCTACTTCATATTTTTCATTTGGAAATGGGTTACTGAAGTGATTGACCCAGTTCTTGGCGAAGCGATGTTTACACTGATTAAACTTGTCGATCGCGTAAGAATGCTTGATAATGATTTGATAAGATTGAACAGCAAACTGAGTATGGTTTTAGAATATAGGTCAAAGCTTAATCCTAGAAGACAGGACGAGCTTCACCGTCTAGTAGCTGAATATCAATCTGGAAGTAAAGCATTTAATTCGACGGGGGAAGGTGATGAAAAGTTTAACGACAGTAGTAGTGATATTACTGATGACAGCAAGCGCGGCAGCAAGTGATTTAGTTTGGGGCTTCAAGTCTCCTGCATTTCATTATGGAAATGGTTATTCGACTCACGTATTGTCTGTTGAACAACTATCTCATAATCGTAAACAAGATTGGAAAGATGAGCAAGATCGCATTGCAGAAGAAATTGAGCGAGAAGCTGATAACACAACTCTGTCTAAATTCATAAGAAACATTGAGTCCAGGATATATGCAACATTATCAAAGCAAATGGTTGATTCCATGTTTGCTGATTGTGGAGATAACTGTTCTAATACAGGAGAAACAGACATTGAAGGTAGTAACATTGCTTGGTATAGAGATGATGTTACGGGTGCCATTACATTAACTATTACAGAAGAAGACGGTTCTACTACTGAAATTACTATTCCAGGTGGCGGGGAGTTTAACTTCTAATGAGATTTGTTCTCTTATCACTAATACTCGTGTTAAGCGCGTGTGCAATGCCTCAGAGTTTATCAGTTCTTAAAAAATTAGACGAAACACCCATGTTGTCTGAAAGCTTAGTTGATGATAGATTATCTGCTGTCCCTCATTTAGATGGACCAAAAATTACTATTGCATTATACAATTTTAGTGATAAAACGGGCCAACGTAAAAGTAGTGCTTCATCTTCTTTGTCAAGTGCTGTTACACAAGGTGCAGAAGTTTGGGTTATAAAGGCATTACAAGATGTTGGACAATCAACTTGGTTCGAAGTAGTTGAACGAGTTGGTTTAGAAAACCTTATAAAAGAACGACAACTTATTCGTCAAACTAGAGAAATCTATGAAAAGAACGGCGAAGAAGGACCTACATCACTTCAACCCATGTTATTTGCAGGGTTGCTACTTGAAGGCGGTGTAATTGGTTATGATTCTGACACAGCAGCTGGTGGTGCTGGTGCGAGGTTCCTTGGTGTTGGAGCTTCTACAGAATATAGAGTTGATACGGTAACTATAGTTATGAGATTGGTGAGTGTAAACACTGGTAAAATTTTAATGAGTATTGCGACAGAGAAATCTATAGCAAGCTACCGTTCTTCAGCAGATGTCTTCAAATTTATAGACATGGGTCGCGAGAACATAGAAATAGAAAATGGGTATTCCGTCAATGAACCTGTTAATTACGCTGTAAGAGCAGCGATTGAACAAGGTATTATAGAATTAGTTAAAGAAGGAATTGAGAAGAATTTATGGAACTATAAACAGTAAGGACAGAACAGAAATGAAGTATACGCATTTCTTTGGAATGATGTTGGCATTGATGATAGGAACTGCAAGTTTCGCTAACGAAATATACATAACGCAAAGTGGTGACAACTTAGACCTTGACATTACTCAAGACGGACAAGACAACGAATTCGGTGATAGCTCAGCTGATGCTCAGCTAACTGGTGACTCGATGACTTTTTCTATCACGCAAACCGGATCATTCAACACAATAGATGCTACTATCGAGGGTAGCAACTATACAGGAACGTGGGTATTCACTGGAGATTATAACACAGTTGATATGACGTGTGATGATACTTCTGGATTAAATTGTGAAACTGTTACTGCTAATATTACAACAACTGGTGACAGCAACGATTTTCAAATCTATATTGGTGAAAATACTGATGCTGATAGTTTAATCGCAAACTTCACTATCATAGGCGATAAGTCAACGACTGTTGCTAATATCGATGGCGAAAACGCAAACGTAACCGTGAATTCAAACAACTCAGCTAGTTTAGCAACTACTTCTGTTAATTCAGACGAAGGTAATGTAATTACGTTAGATCTTGACGGAAACGGCGATCTGAATGGCCATACCATCATACTAAATATTACAGGCGGTGGTAGTACATATAACGTTACACAATCCGGAGTTTACGATAATATGGTTAACGCAACATTTAGCGGGGATTCGCATGACGTCGACATTACGCAGAGCGATTAAAGATGTTGAATATTATTGGCTTAATTGTCTTGATTCTCATACCGAGCTTATGCTTTGGCAATGCAGGTGAAATCGGTCAGTTCTCGGGTTCAGGAGTTCTTGAACGGGGTAATGACGTTATCGAAGGCGGGGATGGTATCGGTGTCCAACCAATGGATACCGCAGTCACAGCTCGAGGCAGAATGCGCATCGATTTTCTTGATGATACACGCGTCGACATCACAGAACACGCAAGGTTGGTCATAGATGATTTTGTCTATGACCCAGATGCCGGGACTGGTAAGCTCGGATTGCGCGCAACATTGGGAACTGTTCGTTATGCGTCAGGTTCAATTGCAAGAAATAGCAGAAGAAACGTTAGTATCAAAACCCCTTCAGCCACGATTGGAGTTAGAGGAACAGACTTTGTAATGGTAGTGGATGAAATTGGTGGAACAATGGTAACTCTATTACCTTCTTGTTCAATCGACCAATTAGGCGAAACTAATTGTGTTACTGGAGAAATATCAGTAGAATCTGATACCGGTTTTGTTATTATGAATAAGGCGTTTCAAGCAACTATAGTTAAAAGCAGATGGACTAAACCTACACCTCCAAGTATATTGAACCTATCAGAAAGTGACATAACAAACCTTTTAATACTAAGAAAGAAACGACCGTTATTTTTAGAGGAAGAAGGTTTACCAATAGAAGCAAGTACTGGTTTATTAGACGTAGATTTTTTAGACTATGATGCTTTGGATAGAGAAGCTTTAATTGAAGATATCAAAGATATATGGGTAACAGAACTGAGCAAAGGCGCTGATTATTATTTAGGTGAATTATTGTATGACATGATCCAGCAATTAAACGAAGAGTTGATGCGCAGATTGTTGTCAGTACTCGATGAAGAAAACAGAGAATTCTTTGCTGACTCTAAAGAAGGTTACGACGACAAGACAAGAATAGACTTAAGAAAAGACGATCCAAATTGGGTTATGGCGAGAGACGATCAAGGTTATTATCATTACGTTAGACTTACAGTAGGGCAGAATTATGGATACACTATTAATATTCAACAACAAGATGAAGTTATTTACGACTATCGTCTTGGCGTCGGTACTAATACTATTGACATCATCCAAATCAAATAGTCAATCGAACGACATTTATATGTACCAGTACGGAGACGACTTTACATTAAATATTACACAAGACGGAAGCCAAAACTGGATAGGTGGTATTAATGGTTCAACGACAGGTATCGAAGGTGATGGCAATACTATAGACATGGTTCAAATAGGACAATACCACGGTATTGAAGGATCATTGGATGGTAATAACAACAACATCGATCTTTATCAAGGTGGAGGCGGTGATAGTGGATTGATTACTGCTACTATTACAGGTGATGAAAATGACTTAGTAGTATGGCAAGGTAAATACAAAAATGGCACTACTGATAATGCAGAAGGCGGAGACCATACTGCAACAGTTCATATAACAGGTAATTATAATGATACGGTTACGAGTCAGACAGATGAAGGTTCAGTCAATCAAACATATGGTAGGCATGATTTATATGCTAATACTGTTGGTGATTATAACCATGTTGGGATTGTTCAAAGAGGGAATGAGTCTCACCTGGTCGATGTAGATACTACAGGCGATTGGAATGATGTAGATACATACCAACATGGAAACACAAATGGTAAAACTATCGATATTGATATTAGCGGTGATTATAACGCGATCACTGTTGACCAACGTGGAGTATATGCTGCATCAGCGACTATCGATGTAACAAACGCTTATGGACCTGCATATAACGTAGAAGTTACACAACAAACTGACACGTCTGCAAAAACTTTTACATTAACCGGTACTTGTAATAATCCAAACGGATGCGTTGTAAGTGTGACACAGGAGAACTAAATGGAACTTATATTAGGTTTAGCGTTATCAGCTCATATAGGATTTGATGGAGGATACAACAACGTCCATCCATATTTTGATATAAGGTACGAAAATTTAATAATGGGTGGATATTATAATTCGGTTAAAACTTCTAGCTTTTATTTTGGAAGATCAAATAAAATATTTGAAGGTTTAGAGTTTGAAACAGTAGTTGTTTCAGGTTATGATCTGCCAATCGTACCTATGGCAAGACTGGTATTCCACGATTATTATGCTCTTGTTGGAAAAGAAGGAAAAGACTACGGTCTCGTTATTGGCTATCAAATACCGTTAAGGACATATAAATAAGTAAAAGGAGAAGCATATGCAAGGACCTAAAAGAACTTGTCAGAAGTGTGGTCACGAATGTCACTGCTATGCTCCTTCCTGTAAAAAATGCATTAACGACGTCTGTTATAGATGTGATTGCAGAGAGGATAAAGAAAAATGAAAAAATTACTATTCTCTCCAATATGGAGTATAATACTGTTATTTCTATTCGCGTGGTTACATGTAAGTAATCCAGCTTTAATAGAAAGTTTAAGATTAAGATATTTCGATCAATTGATTATAAACCAAGAACCTGTTCCAAACAACATTTATGCTATAAACATAGATGAAAGCGCGTTAGAGAAATACGGTCAATGGCCATTTCCACGCAACGAATATTCAAATTTCATTATAGATCTATATGAAAGAGGCGCAGGTCTTGTAGTATTTAACGTGTTAATGAGTGAAGAAGATAGATCTGGTGCAGATGCTGATTTAGCAATGACTATGTCACAAGTACCGGTAATTTTAACAATGCTAGGCGCTGAGGAGAACAAAAATGAACCTATTAATCCGGGAGCCTCTATTATTAATAGCGATTATATTTCTCTTATTCCAAGTGTACCTGGCATTATCGCTAATGTCTATGAGCTCGAAACTAATGCTGTGGGGTCAGGAATCATCAATACATTTCCAGAACTCGACGGAGTTACAAGACGTGCTCCATTAGTTTTTGAAAGTGGTGGTACTCTATATCCAAACGTTACAATGGAAGTACTTCGTGTACTATCTGGAGATCCAAGTTTCCAAATTAAATTGTCACCGTTAGGAATAGACAAACTAAGAATACCTGAATTTGGTATCATACCAACGAATGAAGTTGGAGAAGTTTGGCTTGATTGGTCTCAAGGTTATATACAAAGTAGCATTACAGATTTACCAGATGATTTAGGAGGAGCTGTAGTTTTTGTTGGGCCAACTGCAGCTGGTATTACACAACCAATTGCTACCGCAATGGGATCAGTATTTCCACATCAGATGCAAGCAGCAATGCTAGGTACTGTATTTAATGAATCAAACATCACACGTCACGCTGATGCAAAAGCTTGGGGGGAATTGTCGGCATTAGTTATTGCTGGATTAGTTATTATTGGATTATCTTACTGGACATTCATAGGTTTAGGAGCATTCGTGCTAACAATAGGTACGTTTGTAGGTGGATCAATTTACTTATTTAATACATCAAACCTTTTAGTTGATGGTGCTACAATTGCTGTTATGTTGTTCGTAGTAGGAAGTGTGCAATATGCTATTAAATTCGTAGACGAGTTTTTGCAGAAACAAGCAATAAAGAAACAGTTTGCAGGTTACGCTTCGCCAACCGTAGTTAAGTTACTACAAGAAAATCCATCGTTAATTAAAGACGGTACTAAAAAAGACGTATCAATTGTTTTTAGTGATTTACGAGGCTTTACTCCTTTAGGTGAAAGTTTCGGAGATGATGTCAAAGGATTGACTCGAATAATGAATGGTTATATGGATGCGATTACTGAGCCAGTGTTAGATGCTAACGGTATGATTATTAAATACATTGGTGACGCTTCAATGCATATACATAATGCACCTATCGATGATGATAACCACCCAAAGACGGCAGTAGAAACAGCATTTAAAATGCTAAAAGCAGTGGAGAAATTTAATGAAGATACCATTATCCCTGATGGCCGTCCTCCTGTTGGTATGGGTGCAGGTATCAATACTGGCTTGGGGTATTTGGGTGAGATGGGATCAACAAAACGACACTCGTACGATGTCCTTGGAGACGCAGTCAGTACAGCAGCAAGAGTAGAATCAAAGTGTAAAGAATACGGACAAGTTTTATTAATAGGCGAGGCTACATATAAAGCAACAAAAGATGATTTCTTTTATTTGAAAATAGATGATTTGCAAGTCAAAGGCAAGAGTGTCGGCTTGAGTATTTACACAGCGCTTGATAATGTAAAAAATGTTTGGAAAAAACCTCAAGAAAAACATCAAGAAATGTACGCCTCTTATCAAGCGCAGGATTTTGATAAGGCTATAGCGCTTTGTAATTTATTACAAGGTCATTTCGATAATAGAATGGATGGATACTATGACATGTGGAAAGACAGATGCGAATACATGAAAAATCAAAACTTGCCTCATGATTGGAACGGCGTGTTTATAGCCACAAGTAAATGACAATAGAGAAAGAGCATCACAAATCAGAAGAGGTATTGGTAATAAAACTACCAAATTTTAGAACTATAACTCGCAAGGAAAAGTATTGCTCAGTACTGACCTTCGACGGGAAAACTAAGAACCCAGAATACAACCCGCGCCGCAGGGACTCTCTGAGTTATTAAAAGAAATTTCGAAAGGAAAATAAATGCTAAGTAAAGAGTGCAAATTACATTTAGAAGAAGTAGGTGAAACAGGTCTACAACATATGTGTCATGCTTTTAAAGCTGCAGCGCGTTTGCAATTGTTAGTTCCAGTGTTATTAATACACGGCTTAGCACCAAGATTATTTAAAAATACAGCGTCTGATGTAATGAAAGATATTTTAAGGGACAGAGAAAATGATAAATAAATGTACTACTATGGCACAGTGCGCGCAAATAGCGTACATGGATGCTAAAGAAGCAAAGACAGAATATAGAAAAATAGGCTACACTACACACAAATTTATTGAGCACGACGGTGCCCAACTACATATTATATCTAATAGATCAGAAGTAGTTTTATGTTTTAGAGGTACAGAACCTGGTGAGTTTTCTGATATAAAAGCCGATTTAAACGCTTTACCAGATAGAGCACAAAACGGCAGTGGGTTCGTTCATAACGGATTCCAAGAAGAAGTTAATAAAATATGGGATCAACTTACTGTTGCTCTCGACAAAATGAAAATAGATGGGAAAAGGTTTTTCATCTGTGGCCATTCTTTAGGTGCTGCAATGGCGACTATAGCAACAAGTAGATTGCAAGGTAAGGTTAGCGCACTATATACGTATGGTTCACCAAGAACAGGGACTTCTAAATTTGTTAAATCTATACAAACCCCTCACTTTAGGCATGTTAACAATAACGATATGGTTACTTGTGTACCTTTTGCTTTGCTGGGATATAAACATCATTCAGCCCCAAGATATATTAATTATTACGGAAGAATTAGAGCCTGCACTTATTGGCAAAGAACTAAAGATAAGTGGCGTGGTCGCTGGAGAGCCTTGAAAAAAGGAATGCCATTTGACGGCGCATATGATCATAGCATGACTCATTACTGCAAATATACTAAGGAGAATGATGTAGATGCATGACTCATTACGTTAAAGCGCTCGGCGACCAAGATGAAACTTAAAATAAATAACACATAAAAGGAAAAGAAATGGCATCTACATACAAAGCATACGCTGATAGAATGGGCGCAACGGCAGCAACAGATTATATAGGCAAACCAGGAGATATTTTCTGGGATCAGGCGAATGGAGCATTACGAGTATCTGATGGGGTAACCGCAGGTGGTACTCTAATTGGTGGTGGCGGTGGTGCAACCGCTTGGGCAGCTATTACTAATATTAATAATGCTAACGGTCCAGACACCGTTGCCATTGGACGAAACGCCGGCTCAGTAACTCAAGGTACCGAATCTGTAGCAATTGGTGACGAAGCAGGTAAAACATCACAAGGCGTCAACGCAGTAGCAATTGGTAATAATGCAGGCCAAACAAACCAGGGCGGCAGTGCAGTTGCTATAGGTGACATAGCTGGTGCATTAAGTCAAACCGCATACGCAGTGGCAGTTGGTGTTGGTGCAGGTTATGATGGTCAAAAAGAAGCATCTGTAGCAATTGGTCAAAATGCCGGTTATACAACTCAAGGCATAAAGTCAGTAGCAATTGGTCACGAAGCAGGTAAAACAACACAAGGCACCAAGGCAGTAGCAATTGGTGATGGGACTGGTTATGCAACTCAAGGTGCAAACGCAGTAGCAATTGGCTATTTGACAGGTAGAACAACTCAAGGCACACTGTCGGTAGCAATTGGTAAAAGTGCAGGAGAAACAACTCAAGGCACGAGCGCAGTAGCAATTGGTGATCAAGCAGGTAAAGGTAATCAAGGCACTCTGACAGTAGCGATTGGTAAGAGTGCAGGTCAAACTTCACAAACCGTGGCAGCAGTGGCTGTAGGTACTCAAGCAGGTGAGGCCTCACAAGGCAACAGTGCAGTAGCCGTAGGTTATCTAGCAGGTCAAACAACTCAGGGCGGCCAAGCAGTTGCTATAGGTCGTCAGGCAGGTAACGGTAATCAAGGTGACGATGCAATTGCTATAGGTTATCTAGCAGGTTTTGGAAATCAAGCTGCAAACTCGATTGTAATAAGCGCAATTGGTACAGAAGTATACAACACTCAAGCAAGTAGTTTAGTAATTACACCTATTAGAAATGCTACAATGACAACCATACTTGGTTACGATGCTGACACAGGCGAAGTTACACACAATGCGGCAATACCAGGGTATACTAATACAGCAGACTTGAAAGCATTAGTAGCAGCAAGTACAGACTTTGCTGATTACCAAACTAGAATAGCAGCACTATAAT